GCACGTTGAAGCTCATGCCGTCACCGTTGGCCGTGCCTTTCACTATCTCTGCACCAGTGTCACTACTAGACTGTCTAGCCAGTTCAAGCACCGACTGCATACGGCGGGCCGCGCTTGCGTCTTCGCTTTCCGCCTCGTCGAACATGACTGGGCGTGCGTCACGCTTTAAGGCTTGTCGGATGCCTGCCTCAGTCGTACCGCCTTGGCAGTAGATCAGCGACTCCTCGCCTACTACCGGCTTCATAATGTAAGACTGAAACCATGACTTACCCGCGCCACGCTGAGCGGTTAGCCACAAGTGAGGCCGCCAGTTCAGTGCGCCGCACACAGGGGCCAGTACAGACCAGCCTAGTGCTAACAGCCCGTGTTCCGGCTTGATCCAATTCACCTGCTTGAAGATATGGCCAAGTTTAGCCGCTTCTGTGTCCGTTGCTGGCGTGGCGTTGAAGGCGTTCTCAAGCGTCGCCTGCTTAGTGTAGATGTACTTGCTTTGATGTTCGTTGATACGGCGTTGTTTGCCGTCCACGATCAGCGAGCCGCCGAGGTGAAGCACTGGCTGCCCGTTGTCGTACCATGCACCGCGGCCACGCTCGTTGCGCGGGTCGTAGATACCCTTAGCCTCGCACCAGCGTAGCAATGCATTCATGGCTAGTTCCCAGTCAACACCTTCCTTCTTAGGGAAGAACGCGCCCCACCACTCAAGGCTGGCTATCTGTAGCAGTGCCGACTTGGTTAGTGATCCGTAAGCCAAGCGCGTCACCTGCTCAGAACGCCGCGGCAGAACGTAGATGTTGTTAGCGTTGTAGCCTAGGCATAGGAACTCAGTGGCCGGTTGGTCATCTTGTACCGGTTCGCTCGCTGGCTGCTCTTGCTCAGGCTCTACCGATGGCGCTTGCTGCACTGGCATCGGAGGCGGTGGTGCTTGTCGTTTGGTTTTGATACCTAGCAGCTCAGCTGCAGCCTTAACAGCCTTGCTTACGTCATTGTCGTGCTCGTAGTAGCAGAACAGGTCGAAGCAGTTCACAGGCTGGTTAGTGTCGGCACTACACAATGGGTCAGAGGCGTGGTGTATGTAGCAGCGGTCGCCGTCAGGCAGGATGTGCACACCAGGTATGCCAGTGCCAGAGTGCGGGCTTAACCATCGGTTCCCCTTGCGCGTGTAACCGTAGTTAGACAGCATGCTCAACAGGTCGTGCGCCTTGATGAACTCCTCGATCACGTTAACGCCTTGAGTGTCACAGCTTGGCTTGGTCACTGGCTTGTGTAGTACAGGCTCGGGCTTAGGCCCCCACGGGCATGCGTCGATGAACTGAGGTTTGAATTTATCCCATGCAGTCCAGAACGATAGCACCCAGTCCGGCACAGTTGGCCACTCGCCTTGCTTCGGCGGCTGGACTAACCACTCGTATGGCTTGCCAGTGTCAGGGTGAATTGTAGGCGGAAGCACGTCTTGGCGTTGTTGGCCTTCAACAGAGACACGCAGTTCGACAACGGTGTACTTCTTCTTAGGGTCGCCCTCTGTTGGCCAGTTCAGCTTACAGTATTTAAGATCAACACCGTCAGGCACTCGGAATGTAATACGACGACCACGGCCCTTGATGCACGGGTAGTTGTCGAGATCCTCAGCAGGCAGACCGAACTCAGCTAGAAGGGCTTGGAATGAATCCTCACAGTCGATGTCGATGCTGCACATCTTAGACTTGCCCAGCACAAGGCCAACACCCCAGTTTGGATTGGCAGCGTAGAATGCCTCTGCCTGTTCTGGCGTCTTGATTGTGTTCTCGCCCCAGTTGTTGGCAGTCGGAAACTTCTGACCAGGGTTAATAGGCACCAGCTCCCAATTGAAGCGCTTTGTGTATTGCTTGGCGTACCATTCGACTGATTTAGACATCGGCAGGCCCTCCCGTGTGCGCGTGAATGGTTTCACCGCATGGCACTTCATAGTGCTTTAGCAAGAGTTTGCCGCCGTGCTTATTGGTGCGTATTAGACGCAGACATGTTTTGCATTGAATCGCGTAGAAGACGGCCCCGTCTCCCTTTTCACCGCGAATATAGACTAGATCAGAATGAGCGCACTCAGACATGATTTCTCTCCTTGGTTGGTTATTTATTGTTCAATAAGTCTAGTGCTTCTTGCGGACTTCTTGCGATGCCAGCAATGCCTCCCATCTTTTGAACGTGGTCAATATAATTTAATTGTTCTTTACTTGCACGGCCTTTTTTTGTTTTTACTTCTATGGCGAAGAAACGACCAGTGCCATTTTGGATTCCAATCAGGTCTGAACTGCCAACACACAGACCGACTGGAATCATCATAGCATTAGCTAGTGTTATCACGGACATGGCGTCTTTGTGTATTAGCTTCCCAGTCCAGAAACGCCCTGTTTCATTACGCCACACACTATGGCCAGCTTTAGATAGCTCCAACATAATCAGACGTTGTATTTTTGTTTCTTCGTTCATTGCTGCAACTCCATTAACACTCTGCGTGCTTGTGTGAACTCTTCTGTTGTAGGCTTACGACCTTCACGACTTGCCATCATTATTGCGCCCCATTGTGCAGGCTTCTTCATACCGCGGCGCATACCTAGCGAGATTAGGTCACGAAGCGTACGCGCTTGGCCCTGCTCTTTCTTGCGCTCCAAACGTACTGCATCAATATCAACGGCTTGGAGCTCGCCATCCGCTTGCTCAATCTTGCGTACCTTCTTCTCAATATGCGCGCCACACATCGGGCATGAGTCAGGCCCTGGCACAAACACAGCATAACATGAGGTGCATTGCTGGACATTTACATCAGGCTCATCGTCGTCTTTCTTCTTGCGCTTACCCTTCTTCTGGCCTTCTAGTGACCAATCGCGCTTTTCGCATGGCAGCCCGTGCTCAAGAATGCAGCCGGCATGGTCAAGGATTACGGCTTTAGTTGCTTTTCGTCGAAGCGCGCGGAATACCATTTGCAGATAACGAGCAAGTGATTTAGTCGGGCGCAACAGTATGCAGCACTCAAGAGTCACGTCACGGCCAACTTGTGCAGACAGGTCGAAGCCCTCGATCACCAGTTCGCAGTTGCATAAAACAAGAATGCGACGATCCGCCAGCCCTTCGCAGATTTCCTTGAGCTCCTTCTCGGTCGTACTTGCATCAACATGAGCAGCAGGAATACCAGCCTCGTTGAACGCAGCAGCTGTATGCTTGCTGTGCGCCACGTTTACGCAATAGCAAACGGTACGCATGCCGTCAGCATACTTGCGCCAGTGCTCAACGGCATCGCCCAATATAGTCGGCTTATCCATTGCCGTGGCCAAGTCTTTAGTGTTGAAGTCGCCGCCTGATTTTTTTACATCCGATAGATCAGGAAGACCGGGAGTAGTGAATGCTAGGTATTCAGACAATCGGCCTTGCTCAATAAGCCACTTAGTAGACTTAGCCTCAATCAAATCGTCGAATACATCACCAAGGCTTTTCCCGTCAAGGCGTTGAGGTGTACCTGTTAACCCGATTATGATTGTGCCAGACTCCTTGGCCCACTGGATAACCGTCTCGAACATATTACCCTTGGCAAGATGCGCTTCATCAACGAACAATATAGACGGAGGCTGCAATGAATCCATGCGAGAGAATACCGTGCCTATAGTGCCGACTTGGATAGGCAACATAGAAGGACGCTTGCCGCTCGTGATTAATCCATGGGCGATCTTTGCAGACCAGAACGATTGACTGGTTTGACGCAGTAGGTTTTTGCGATGCACAAGAAACCATACTTGTGTATCAGGATTTTTAATACTTGCCTTCTCTGTTATGTGAGCTGCAACCACTGTTTTCCCAAACGCTGGACTAGCAACACCAAGAACCGCCTTGGTTCCATTTCCTAGCGACTGTCGAAGCCTGATCACAAACTCGGCTTGATCTTCGTATAATTGAAAAGCCATTAGTTCGCCTCGAAATATTCGGTTAATTTCTGCTGCATGTTCTCTGATAATTTAGTAACAATGCCTGTCTTTATGGCGCTTATGTAAGCACGGGTAACACCAACACGCCGCGCCACTTCTGATAGATTACGGTCGCTTAATTTGTTTTTGATCTCATCTAATGACATTTTTGCCTCTCCTTTGGTTGACAAGTGTATAGTAAGCCCTTATATTCACATCGTCAACTAAGAAAAGGAGCAATAATGAACATCATCCACTACAATGACTTCACGCCAGATCAAGCGCAAAAAGGCTGCTTTGTCATTGATATGCCAGAAAGCGCGTACCACTCACACGACAGTGTGAGCAAGTCAATGCTTGACCTTGTAAGTCGAAGCCCTGCACACCTAGCCTATGCTCAAGAGCGCGAAGCCACGCGCAACATGGCAATCGGTTCTGCAATCCATTGTGCCGTATTAGAACCTCAGCGATTCGATAAAGATTATATGGTTTTGCATGGTATTAACGACCGCCGCAAGTCTGAGTATCGCGAGGCAGTCAAAGCGCGTCATGCTGATTTTGTACTAACCAGTAACGAAGGCGACAAGGTTCTAGGTATGCAGGAGGCTATTCAGTTCAACCCTACTGCCATTAAAGAATTAAAAAAAGAAGGCTATGCAGAATTAAGTGCCTTTGTTATGTGTCCAGTTACCGGCGTTCAATTGCGTTGTCGTTATGACTGGGTTACTCTGTACGATAACAACTGCATTGATTTAAAAAAGACTCAGGACGTGCGATATGATGCGTTCCAGAAGTCGGTTGCAAACTATCGTTATCATGTGCAGGATGCTTTCTATAGCTACATATACAAATTAATAACTGGCAATAAACTGCGCTTTCGTTTCTTAACGGTTGAAGAAGAACAGCCTCACGCAAACAAGGTTTACGAATTAGACACAGAAGCCAAGCAAGTAGGTAAGCGTCAATTTCAAGCAGATCTTGCCGAATACAATCAGTGCAACGAATCAGGCGATTGGCATGGAATAGCTCAAGAAGATGAGCTCCTAAGCCTGCCTATGTGGGCCTTAGACGATGAATGCGAGGTGGAACTATGAGTCTCATGGATTTATCAAAAACAATTAAACCAAAGTCAGACCAGCTGAATGCAGACGATCTAATCAGTGGACCGATGACGGTAACAGTGCAATCAGTATCACTTAGCGGCCAAGATGACCAGCCAATCAATTTAAACTTGGGCAATGGACTTCACCCATACAAGCCGTGCAAATCCATGCGCCGTTTATTGATTTTTGTATGGGGCAAAGATGGCAATGAGTGGGTAGGCCGCAGCATGACGTTATATAATGATCCTACAGTTACATGGGCTGGTCAGAAGGTAGGAGGTATTCGTATCAGTCATGTAAGCGCAATAGATGAACCAGTCAGCATTGCCTTGACGGCAACCCGTGGCAAGCGCAAGCCGTACACAGTGGAACCGCTTGTTATCCCTGATTATCCTCAATCAGACTTTGATAATAACCTGCCGGCGTGGACAAGTGCCGTTCAAGCTGGCAAGATGACCACTCAGCAGTTAGTGGCAAAGATTCAACAAAAAGGGCTTTTATCTGCTAGTCAGTTAGAAGCAATTAATTCAATAAACACACAGTCAAGCGAACAGCTAGACGACACACTCGAAGACCTATAAGGGGTATTACATGGCTAAAATCGGCGTAAACTTAAAAATCGACGTAAGTAAGATTAATAAAGATCGCTTGTTTAAAGGTGAAAAAGGGGTGTACTTAGACTGCACTGCTTTTATTGATCTGGACACACAAGATCAATACGGCAACAACGGAATGATCACTCAATCATGGCGCGACCAAGAAAAAGGTGAAGGCCCTATTTTGGGCAACAGCCGAATCTTTTGGAGTGATGGCGGCTCGGCTCCTAGCGCAAGCAGTCCGCAACAGTCACAATCTGCACAACCTGATGACGACGATATTCCTTTTTGATATATGGAGGCGGCTTAGGCCGCTTTTTTTATGATTACAGAAAAACGACCGCGCGAATATGCGCTAGATATACTTAGGCTGAAAACAAAAGAAGACATGCAAAACTACATGTCTGAACGTGTACCGCCTGAGTTTCAGGAGTGGGTTAAGAAATATATTCGACAATGGTGGAAAATTCGTCATAAACTACTTGCAAAACACTAATCCAGCGTCTATGTTAATAGGCAGGTAAACAAAAGGAGCGGGAATATGTCAGAACAAGAAAAAAAAATCGTAGTAGCCGAGTTCAACAAAGGCAGAATGGTAGCTGTAACATCAGGCAAGTTTGCTGGCCACCGCTGGGAATCTACAGAGCCATTACCAGAAGGCTTAAAAGTAACGTCATATCCAATGTCTGATTTGGAGCATGCTGACCATAAGGAGCAACAAAAATGATCCTATTCAACATAGACACAAACAAGCCAACCAACCTAAAAGAAGCCAACCAAGCGCTAGGCAAAGACTACATTGCATACGGCTGCACAAGCAACGGCCGTGCAATTGCGATGACCACCGACTCATGGGAAGTGCTGCCAGATCATTATATCGTGCTGATTAATCCGGAGGTGGAGTGATGGACAAGCTAGTGCGCCTGCGCGACTTTGCAGCAGAGATTGACATCAACAGCCACACACTGCGCACCCGTATGCTGAGGGACTTCCTAAGTCCAAATCCAAAGCGCTATGTTGGCTCAATCCGCTTTTATTCTCACAAAGAATTGCACAAGTGGCACGCAGCACATGAAGACATGAAGGACGTAATATTCAAACACAAAACAGAATTTAATGGAGTGCAGTTATGAAACCAACAACCCTAACAATGCAACTAGGCGACTTCTCACAAGCTCTACAGACTGAGCACCACTTAACTGAGCCTAGCTATACGGTTCAAGTTATCCATTGCGGCAAAGAGCTTGCAGGCTTTGGATTAGTTGGCACAGGGCGCGTTATTATGCAGACGCCATGTAACGACACGGACTTGAAAGCGGCTTTTATGTCTGCCAAGCTGCGAGAGAAGCCAAAAGCGCGCACTACTCGTGAAAACATCGCATTGCCGTCGAATGATTATGGCAAGTCAGTTACTTTTAATAGGTTTGGGTGATATGAAAAGGCTCACTAGTAAAACAATAAGCAACGCTATTTTAGAGAAGTTTGGCGTTAAAGGTGTAATGATTCATTGCTCAGGTGGAATGTGTAGTTGGTACAGCGATACAAATGAACACGCCGCAAAAATAATTTTTTCAGGCGACAATGGAATTAGTGTTTATAGGATAAACCATTTAAGTCTTTCCCAGTGGCTTGATGAATTTAGCCACATCCTTAGTGAATATGAAAAAAGAAGAGAATAATATGTACTATGTAAAAGCTATATCTAGAAACGATTGCGAGCCTTACATAATTGGCATTCATTATGCTCACAGATGGCCAAGTATTAGTTACTCTTATGGGCTTTTTCTTAATGAAGATTTGTGCGGAGTTGTGACTTATGGAACGCCTCCAAGTTCGACACTTAAAAAAGGGATAGCTGGTGACAATTACAAACAGGACATTTTAGAACTAAATAGATTATGTTTATTGAATAATCTTAAAAATGAAGCTAGTTTTTTAATCGCTGGGAGCCTAAATTTGCTGCCTAAAAACAAAATAATCATTAGTTTTGCTGATTCTAGTCAAGGGCACTTAGGTACAGTCTACCAAGCTGCAAACTTTACATATCATGGTCTTAGTGCAAAACGAACAGACTGGAAAGTAAGGGGTAAAGAGCACCTGCATGGGCAAACAATAGCAGATGAATTCAGGGGTGTGAAAAATAGAGCGAAAGCAATGCGCGATAAGTATGGCGACGACTTTTATCTAGAGTCCAGACCTAGAAAGCATAGATATATTTACGTTATCGGAAGTAAAACATATAAAAAGAAAGCAAGAAAAGAGATAAGATATAAACAGGAAGGATACCCAAAATGTTAGCAACCCGCATAAACGGCACATGGACGTACTATATTAACGGCGTGAAGATGACGCGTGAAGAGTTGGAGCAATTGAAATGACACCAGAACAAGTAAGTGCGCTAAGCGACAATGAGCTGAATAGAGCTATTATTTGGCTCTATCCGCCAAAAACAATATTGACGGATTATAAAAATTGTCTACCCGTGATGGCTTGCGAGGATGATCCTGAGTGCTGTGAAGAGATAGATTGCCTATCAGACTACAATCTAACTATGCCATTAGTAGAGAGATTTCGGATAACCATGCGGCCAGCTAGGTCAACTCCAAATTGCTGGTTTGCATACGATACTTTTAGATCTGCCTTAATGTGCAAAAATTACCTACGAGCTGCTTGCGAGTGCTTGGTATTAATCGCATTAGCCGATAAATAAACCGCCAAACCTATCGAAATATCAACTTGTTATCGCTCGTGTGTGGTGTATATTTAGTTACACAAACACACGGAGCGTAACAAATGAAAACATTGCTTATTGCACTACTACTCATCTCAAGCCTATCTCATGCTGAATGGCAGCTGGAGTCTAAGGTCTCCAAGGTTGCTATGGATTGGGGTGATAAAGGAAGCTTTAATTTCACTCTAAACCAAGTCGGCGGTTCATACTTATTTAAAACCGGCATTGGATTCAGCGCACTAGCTGGTCAATCGGACACACAAAGCGAACAAGTTGCTACGGTTAAGCTGCGTGACTTCTGGGTAATTAGCGCTTTTTATGATGTAAAAGTGACAAATAATATATCAGTTGTCCCATCTTTTACATATACAGAGTATAAGGAAGTGGTAAACGGCGAACCAAAGTCAGACACTGGCACTGGGTACGGACTAGCTATTCAGTACAAAATTAATAGCAAATATGCCGTTAAAGCATCAATGAATGATTACTACGGAAAAAAATCAGACTGGTGCGGATATGAAGACACAAAAGGGTTTGGGCTATCACTCGTAGCCAGATTCTAGCTCGATGATGTACTGGAATAAACTAGAAGCGTCTGCCCTTGAAAAGCAGACGTTTTCTATTTTGTAGTCTGCCCTAATGTTCGGCTTTATCGGTTTTACTGGCTTCTTTGGTATTGTCAGGCAGCCCGCCAAAGTGATCATTAAAAGCGCCAGCGGGATCATTGCGAGCTTTCTTAATTGCTGCATCACGTTTTATCCTTTTTTGATCAGCCTTATACCTCTCCCATATTGAGAGCAGTTCAAAGATGAGGCGGGCTAGGGTGTTCATCAAACGTCGTCCCAGTCGTCAAACATCAACATCGTCTCTTGTCCTCTTTTCAAGTTTATCGTAAAGATCGACAACTGCTTTAGCTATACTTTTAAATTGAGCTGGATCAATAGACATCGAGCGACTACTTTTAGCATTTACATCAACCATAGTTACAACGTTACCGTTGCTGGTATTAGCTGCCATATTAGCCCCTACTTCTTAGGATTAAGCGCCAGTTTTTCAAGCACAACAACAGCATAGCTTAGATACTTGCTGATAGTGCCCACAATGGCATCATCTTTGGTCGTTGCCGTAATGCCCGCGATCTTAGTCAGTCCGGCCACAATAAGCGATGCACCGCCAACAATTTGTAGTGCTAGTTCGATGTATTCCATCAGAATTCCTCGTCTGTGATTGTGATATAAACGTCTTCGTCGTCTTTCATTGCTGCTACAACTTCCAAGTATAGGTCTTTGTAGCATTCAAAGCTATTTTCACCGCGCATATTGCCTAAGTCGGCTTTGTAGTTAGGCAAAATACAGCCTTCTGTATCATCGTCGTCATTGCCTGGGTGAATATAGATATACTCAAAGTCTGGCACGTCCTGCAATTCTAACATACCTTGGTGCCATGGGTATTTCTCGTATTTCTTATTCATGCCGCCGCAGTGGTTTAGCTCAATCTTATAGTGACCGGCTGGGATGCGCGTATCTCCTGATACCTTGTTAAATCGGCGCTCGTCTTCAATAGTGAAGCTAAATAGGTATTTGCTTACGCTCTCGCCAATATACAGCGCCCCAATAGTTGTATCGTCATCCCCGCCCAGCCGTTTCAAATGTAGTTCCATATCACACCCGTACCATTGCCTTATTGTTTAAGTTATAATCACTAGTACAATATACATTATATTTCTAAGGGTTTCCATGGCTGGTGAACACGTGACAAGAGGCGAGTTTGATTCTCAATTGATATTAGTCCATGAGACCATCAAGAACAGTAATGAGCGCAACGATATAAAGCACAATGCATTGCTAGAAAGACTAGATACAGTGGCAGAACAGAACCGAGCGGTTCTGAGTATAATCACCAACGAATTAGATACCCTAAAAACGCATAAAACGAAAACCGAGATTTATTGGAAGATCGCGATTTTCTTTGCTTCCTCTTCATGGCTCGCAATTCTAGGGCGTGTCGGCTGGCTGATATTCTCAGGCCAACCAAATACGTAACACAAGCACACCCCGCAAACAGAACAAACAGCGCGATGGCTGTCCATTCTAGGATGCGAAGTAGGTTAGTCATTAGTACCATCGGCCCTCTGTTTGTATATAAACGTCTCTCGTGTCAGATGAATTCATGACAACAGTCAAACTAACATTACTGGTTCCATTTGGCTGCAATCCGATCTTTTCAAACCCAGATCCTGCCGCGCCAGTAGAGGCACCCCATGATACATTTGGCGAAAAGTCAGCGGAGACAAATGATTTTGATATGCCGATAGAGATGGTAGTTCCTCCAACTGGCCATAGCTGGCCGTATGTTCTTGTGCAATTTTGTCCACCACTTGCTTTTCTTATCCAATCCCCCGCTGCATTGCTCCCACTAATATCACTAGTAATCAGCATGTCAGTTCCGTCAAAATAAAACAGAATTGGCTGCTTATTGTAAGTCTCAGTTAAGTCGCTTGCCGCCAATGAGCTTCCGTTAATCCACTTAATAATATAAGTAGATCCATTGTAGTTAATATCTGGCGTAGTCGTAGTGTTTGCTGATCCACTAGGCAGCTTGAAGCTTAAATACATTCCAGCCTGCAAAGGCCGGAACCCTGTACCCGATGGCGTAAACGTGTAGACATCGCCAGAAAACGAAGCTGTACCACATACTGCAGCGCTAAGGTTGGCATTAGTTGGAACCTGACTAGAACCCGTTCCAGTATCCTTTGCTTGTGCATCGCCTAATCGAACATCATTCCACGTCTCAGAAAATCCGCTTCCAGAATCGCTGGCTGTTATATTGTAAGTCCCAGCGTTTGCATAAAAGCGGCCAAAGCCTCCAGCGTTCGCTGGAAAAGGATTGCCTAGAGACGCGCCACCAGAGTTTGAGTAAATAGTGGCTGCTAAGCCGGTGCCTTTGTCTATAACCTCAATAGATGCCGATGGAATAACATCCCCCGACTCGTTAACTATTGTTGCTTGCCATGCTGATAGAGCCATTTGAAAACCTCGTATGTTATAATCTGATTATACACCCTAAATAGGCATTATAAAATGAAAGACGAAATCAGCATAACCACCTTAAAAGATATGAAATCTTGCAAAGATGGTCAGACTACTTTTGTCAATACATTTGGTGATTCAAGCGTCCCATTGAGTATAGCCTTTCAGAAGCTACCGCAAAAAGACGTTATTTGGTTTGTTGTTCATGGTATATACACAGGCCACTGCCCTATTGAAATTAAAAATCTTATCCCTGTGGATTATCATCCAACAAGAAAAAACAGAGCAGTATTATGGCTAAACAAGAACTATAATTTATTCATAGAATCTGTTTTAAGACTGTATAGCTCCCAAGGTTGATCCGTTATCAGTATAAGCAACTGAAAAACCATTTTTATTGATTGCCACGCCTGCCTGTCCGCCAGCGCCACCTGTTCCAAGGTCATAATCAGAAGACGCGCCGCCTTGTCCATTCTGCCCACTCTGGCCGTTCTGACCTAGCAAGCCGCCTTGCCCGCCAGCTCCAGATATTAGCAAAGGTGTGGAATTTCCGTTCCCTTTGACACCTGGAGAGAACAAACTACCACCCGTCCCATTAAAACCAGTAGAGCTTGAGTCAGCTGTCCCACTAACCTCTCCTTTCAAGCCTCCTGAGCTTGTGTTTAATCCAGCAGCACCAGAGCCTCCGCCACCGCTACACAACTCAGTTTTTACACCATCTAGCGACCTATAAGCTGCACCGCCGCCGCCACCGCCGCCACCGCCGCCACCGCCGATAATACCGCTTGATTCATTGGTTATAGAGCAATCATACAGAGTAAAAAGAGCAGGGCCGCCAAGCGTACCATTTGCTCCATTGTAACCTATTACAGATTTTCCACTCGTTATAGCGTCGCCACCCTTGCCACCATTACCGCCTCTTCCTGCAATAGTCCCACGGTTAATAATATTAATCGTAACCCCAACAGGCCAGCCGCTGCCCGTTGTGAATGCTGGCAGTGATACGGATGAACTGCCGATAATGATGCCTTGTGCAATCTCACAAATAACAGTGTCACCGGTATTTATCTCAAAGATTGCCGTGGCTTCATTATATAGGTTGAAGTTCGTTCTGTTCTCGTTTACTGGAACCTGCTTGATTGTCGGGTCAACAGGTGCAATTGTTTCGTTATACAGTACTTCCTCAGCTAAAACGCTATGTCCTGATTCGGTTGTTTTAACCTGTACAACTTGGATGGGCCTAACATCATTAGAGCCATCAAACGCCTGAACTCCTCTGTTTTCTAAACGGTATCCGCCGCCAAGCTCTGGCTGAATCAACAGGTCAGAACGTTGTAATCCCCATGTAAATAATCTAGGTGGCTGCGTGTAGCGACTTAAAATAAGGTCGTTCAATCGACTAGCTGCGTCATCGCCTTGCCTTGTGATCCATCGGCTATATATTCGTTTGATTGATGGCGAACCATAATCAGACTCTGATTGACTAGCCACAGTTGCCAGTGAGTTCGCATAATTGCTAGTTTCGTCTAGTTTCTCAAGCGGGTTTAACTGGCCATAATACGTCCATACTTGTGATACTCGTTTATCTGGTTGATCCTTGACACTGAATGTGCCTGCTTTGATCAGGTCGTCATTGTAAAGCGCTGCTGTGCTAGATACAGCTCTTAACACCCTAAAGCGTAGCAACCGTGTAGAGTCGTCCCACCATAGCGTAGAGGCTGTCTGCTGTAGTAGTTCATTGATTAGGTCGTCTACTGGTGTCGGCTCAGCTATAATCGCACTGTATAGGCGGTCAATGTAGTTCTGCCATTCGCTTGTCCAGTCGCCAAAGGGAATATAGCTGGTTGGTACATTGGCGTAATTCTCAAGCAGGTCTTGAATAATATTTACACTACGCTGTGCAGTATATACAAGACATAGCTGGAAACGGTCGTCTTGCTTGTGCTCAACAGATTCTGTATTGTTCTGTGCTCTAGTGATGGTAAATGTATCGCCTGAGCGTGTGAACGTGACCACCTCTTTTCCGCCTATCTGAGCAGTACCGCTCGATGGATATTCAGCACCCACGCCATTAGGTAAAAGAGTGACACTGGTAGTACCACTTGTTATATCGGCAGACAGAAGGCCATTACTAATACGAGGTGCTTGTGCCTGCTTGCCATTGGCTAGCTGTAACGCATCTTTACACTGAATTACAAACTTGCCGCCACTGTCTGGACCTGCCACCTTGTCTACAATAAAGTGACGCACTTCCATTTGCTCGAGTGTCTGATCAGTTGTGCCCTGTAATAGGCGAATATCAGTACCCTTAAGATACGGATAGCGAGCACGAAACTTGCCCCAGTATGTGCCTTGCTTATAGGGGTCATAGTTGCGTTCTGATAGGTAGTAATCACCATCCGGCCCAGTGTCGGGGCTTCTGCTGTCACTAAAACTAAGATCAATATTCGCACGTATGCCGATTGATTCACCCAGCTCAAGCTTGGCGGGGCGCTGATTGACTGACTCAAGGTTCGGTATCAGCTCAATTTCTTGAGGCATCATATTGCCAGTGGCCGAACTGTAACGAACGGTCACGGTTTCACTGGCGTAATTCGCACGGTCTTGGCATGACGCTAGACAATTGAAACACTTCTGCTCGCCAGTAGTTGGCACAGAAGCGGTACAAGGTGACTCGCCATAAGTCAGCGAACATCGGTCTAGGTCTAGCTCTACAATCTGAATGCGTTCTGGCATTAAACAATCCCCTTAAAATTCCAGCTGCATTCTACCATGCCATTGCTTCTTTGGTTGCTCATTTGCGGGTCGCCTTCAACCCAGCAATAGCCCACTTCGTCTTCGTATTTACTTGGTCGCCATGCCCAGAAACAAGGCACGCGCGGATTCAAGCCAAAGAACGGATCGAGGTTTTGTCGATACCAATCAGGGGTTAGGTTTTGCAGGTTCACGCTTGTCATGTTCATTTCGCGCACGACAATCTCACCTAGATACTGCCCATTTTCAGAAACGCCATTGATAGCAGTGCGCTTGCGGCCGTAGCTGATAGGAGTATGTCCAACATAAATATTTCGCTGTAATCTCAAAGCCTTGCCGACATATAACACAGCTATACGTGGAGGGCTTGTTGCCCCGCTAATAATAATTTCAACCGTATCAGGGGAGGCTAAGTTATTAAGAAACAATAGCGCTTGTTTATCCGATACAGATTGAGCAGGTACTACGGTGATACCATTGTATTTTATCGTAACGGTTAAGCCTATTTGATTAAGATTATGTTTGGCTATGCCAATGTAGTCGACTTCTTGGCCAGCTGTGTTTATTGCTATTGTTTGTGGTGGGATTATTCCTTGTTTCGCTATTACAGCTGGGTAGTCGCCTGCTTTGCCGAAATAGGCTGCTTGCACATAGAGTTGTGAGCCGATGGGTGCCGCAACAGTGCCAGATTTTAATATCATGCTAGCGAAAACATTTGTGTGATTATCAATTTCTGTATTTAGCATTTCAAGTAAAACGAATCCGTCAGATAGTTCGGTAAACTTAAAATCAGTAGGCGAGCCGCTTGCTAACGTGTTGTTTTCTATATTAAACAAAGCGAAGGCGATCAACCCACTATCAGAAGAAACTGCAAGCTGGATTCTTTGGTCTGACCATCCAGATATAGGCTTGAATACGATTGCTATGTAAGTTTTTTCACCAGCAAGGACGCTAGGTACTTTATTATCGAAGTTTGATGATAGCGTTAACTCACCTGCACCAGTCTGCTCTGCTAGTCCTACTACGCTAGATCCGCTAGGGTTAGGCATTGTTACATTTGTTATATCCCCATCAGGATCAGGCCTCCAGTTTTCAGGGTCAAACGGACTAGGCATGTAGTTGGTGCCAGTGTACGAAATAGCATCATCGGGTGCCGGCTGATCACTTGCAATCCACCCCCACGCTGTAGCAGGATTGGCCGCATTAGTAATAGGGTTTGTGCTTATCTGGCTTGTTGCTGAAATAGTGCTAGGCGTCACTAGGTTCTGATACCCAATAAGCCCCGCGTTGTCTTCTATTTGTGTATTGGTCAAATAGAAGTTTGAACTAATTATTGTTGCCATTTATACCACCAACCTGAAACCGTCATCTTGGTATTCTACCAGTTTTTCGGCCAATGAGTTCAATTGATCACCTGTGAATAATTGGCCACTGTCGAAGCCTTCAATTCTGATTGTTCTATCCTGAGCAGGGGCTTGTGCTTGAGCTTGACCGCCTGAGTCAGCAGATACCGCACCGCCTGCACCGCCTGCGCTAACAGAACCGCCACCGCCAAAACTTGTACTGTTTATTGCCTGCAACCTAATGCCACCCGCAGCGATTGCCGCCGCCGCCGCCGCAGCGCCCAATCCTGGGCCTACTATTGGTATACCAGCAAGTGCCGTGTATGCCTTTTGCGCGCCCTCATAAGTACTCATAACTGTTTGAGCACGTGCCGCAGCCTTGCCAATTTCAAACTGCTTCTTGCTTCCGCTTTGCATTAGTGTAGCAAGGTCGCCAAACATTTGAGACACAGCACTTGTTTGCTGTTTGCCCCATGCTTGCCTAATCTGTGCCATGGCGCTCTGGGTTTGTTCTTCGCGTGCAATGCGCTCCATTGCGTCTTGCTCGTCAATCGCTTTAAACTGATTGACTTGAGCCTGTTTAGCCTCAAGTATTGCAGGGTCAGTAAAACTTGCTATGTACGCTTCAATGGTTTCGCTTGGCAGTGGCTCCATTAGAAGTGCATTCATTTCAACTAGTGAGGTCGCCATGTTTGCCTTTGCTTCATCAAGGCCAGCACGCATTGATTCAGCAATTGTTGATTTTCCAACTACTAATTTGCCAATGTCAATGCCAGGTATTTTATTCGCCAAATCTATAAGGTTGTTTATTGTCGCCATGCCCTGCTGCACAGCCCAATCAATATTCTCAACCATTTTTGTTGCAAATATATTCACACCAAGACTAAGACCTTCAAAGCCTATCTTTGCGCCTTTTATCGCAACCTCAATGCCTCTAAATGAGTTACTGACAAATCCAACAGCGGTGGCCACGCCTTCTACTGCACTTATTGCTTCATCTTTAAATCCGCCTGATTCGATTGCAGCCTCTTGGAATCTATCAGATAGATCCTTTATTATTGGCGAGAGCTCAGCGCCAAACTTTAGCGCTAATGACTCAACTATTCCGGTTGAAGCATCTAATGATGACTTCATCTCGTCTAAATTCTTAACGTCAACTTGGCTAAGCGCGATACCAGCGCCTTTTACCATATTGCCGAAGCGCTCCATCTCTGCACCGTTATTTTTTAACAATGGCAGCAGATTTGTAGCGTCGCTGGCTATGGCCTCCATATAAAACACCATCTCATTTTGAGATAGGTTTGCTTTTTCTAGGCTTGAAACATAAAGTCCAAGCGCATCTGGGCCAGAAAGGTTTTTAAAGTCATTAGCAGCAACCCCGACTTTAGGTGCTATATTGTCAAAAAAATCAGCAAGCGGGCCTGCTCCATTTGCTATGAAGTCCCCAACCTTATCCTGAGTGTCCTTGAATATATCAGCTAATTTATCTTGCTCTATGCCGTATGCTCTTGCACCAAAGGCAAGCTCTTGAAATTTTGTGGTTGTTGTAGATGAGATTTGAGAAAGGTTTTTCAAGTCCCTTGCAGACTGGCCAGCACTGCTAGCAAGCTTGTAGACAACAGCAGCCGCAGCAGTAGCCACAGCCGTAAGCTTTGCAATATCTTTTGTTACTTGCTTAGTGTCTCCGCCAAAACGTCTAAGCTTCGCCGATGCCTCTTCGGCTCCTTTTTTTAAGGGGCCAATGTCTGCTCCAAACCTTACAAAAATATCTGAATCAGCCATCCCAGCCCTTCTCTAGTAGTCTTAATAAACGTGTTTTTTGCGGCTCTTGGAAAGCATGCGGCGCTTTTGCTTCTGCAATCCACCAAAATTCTTGTGGATGAAGCCCCCAGAATTCACTAGGGGCTAATCCAAAACTGTTAATGGCGGTTATGTAAAGGTTTTTTACTATTCCGCCGCTTGATCCTTTCCCGCTTCTGCACTTTCAGGAGGGTGATAGCTTGAAGGTGGGAGCATTAGCATAAGCAAAGACGAAACCGACTCAGTGATATTTGAGCCGCCGTTCTCCCCGAACATTGTCTCGTAAACCTGCTCAATCTCGACCTTTGCACCTGCGTAATTCAGGCAAGCAGCATAAGCTTCTGCTAATTTAGATAGCTTTGGCCCTTTGCCGCTAGTCAGATCTTGCATTGAAACAATATCTTCTACATTCGCAATTAAGCGCATGATTTTATTGGCGGGAACCTTGTATTCGGTTCCCTTAAAGCCAAAAGTTACATCTTCAAAAACAGCCATATGTGCTCCTTAGTAAAATTACGCGCCAGGGGTGAAAGTCCACGCGCCGCTTGATTGCAAAGTACCATCAAATTCAATTGCGCCGTCAGAACCTCCGCCGTTCACAGTGTAGCCGTTAAGCCAAAAATCACCTGAGAAAGTCGCGCCAGTTGTTTCGCCTGCGATAGGTGCAAGCTCTAAATCAATATCGGTTAGAAGCTGTGATACTTCTGCGCCTGCAATGTTAAGAATAACACTGTCCTTTAGCACACCAGAGAAACTAATATCTAGGGTCTTGGTGCCAGCTACATCAAGCAGTGTACGATAGCCATTGTCTTCATCAGTTGTAATATCAATTGCCTCTTTACCGATGGCGATTGACTTGGAAGTGATACCAGCGATTCGCGTGGCACCTTTGTTTACGATTATGTCGCGCGATGCTGCGGCCATGGTTATAATTCCTCAATTATCAAGTTAAAGGTTTGTATCCCGTGGCGAGTTTCGCCGTCAGATTCTAGCTGTGACTGCGAGGTCACTTGATTAATATTCACAAACTTATAGTTTGCGTTTTCAATTCGTCTTCGATTCAGCAGGCTGTATATCTGGCCCTGAATCTCTTTCACTTCACTACGGCCTGAATATCTCGACCATGTGTGTATTGTTATACTGACAAGATTAATAAGCTCTGTGTCCGTGCTCATATCCGTCACAATATCTTCCCCAATTGTAACATAGGGGAATGCAGTATAAGAACCGCTATTTACTTGCGGCACTGAGTCATAAACAGGGACGTTTAAACCATCTACGCCATTAGTTAAAGCTGCGTATATTTCCTGCTGCACTACCGTTTCAAACTGACTCATTTTTTAGCCGCCTTTTTCTGTTCGCGCTTAACTGCCGCAGCTAGTTTTTTTGTAAATTGGTCTTCTACTATGTCGGGCATGTTAGCCTGAACATAATCCCTAGCTGGCCTCAAGAATGGCTGCTCTGGTTGCGGTACTGGGCCGCCTGTTCCGTATTCTACCATATGCCAATAGAAACCGTCCGCTTTTGCGTTCTTGCCTTGCTCGACTATCACGTCACTTACAGACTTGTCCGGTGTTCCGCGCTTACGCTTGGCTTTAATTGCTTTTTTCAATGTGCCTTTGTCAACCGGCACCTTTTGCTTTGCTTCTTTTGCTGTTGTCGAAGCTAGGCTATGCACTAACGCACGAGATAGGTTACGCGCGTGCTTTGGCATTAGCTCCTCAAGTACTTTCTCAATATCTTCTAGGCCGATAACCTCAAGATTCCTCATTGAGCCACGCCTCTTTCACCCTCGATTTCAAGGTATAAAGCTCTTTTCTTCGGCTTTGCTGGGTGCCTAATATTGAATACTTCGCCATCCCATACAATACGATAATCGGCCTTAATATCTGGACG